CTTGATCACAATGTCGGGATTCTGCGGGTCAACGATCTTCTTCACAGCTTCTGGCTGGTCGGGGTTGATCGCCACGGTGTCGGTTTCGTGATCCAACCCCATGATCCGGGCTACACGCGGGGTGTCGTAGATTTTCGGGGCCAAGTCCACGATTTGCCGGGTGATATGGCGAACGGCACGGGCAAGATTGTCCACGTAGTGGTATGTGCCAGTATCAGTTTGACGCTCTCGTGCGAGAATGGCTTTGCCGCTGCGCTCGTTGGAAGTGGCACCCAGACTGCTGTCGTATTGTCCGGTAACGGCCTTGAGGTCATCAGAAGCCCCTGCTTTGGCCTGAATCAGACCAGTTTGCGCCATTGGCGGCATGGCCCGTTGCGGCAGAGGGACAGGATTCCCTGCGCCGTCGGTCACATCGGGGTTAACCTCAAGATACGGCCAATTCTGTGTGTTGGCGGTCTTCCACTGGTTCTCGTAGCCTTCAAACTGACCACCGTAGCCGATAAATGGGGCTTTGGGGGCCAGGGCCAGCATCTCGGCTTCTTGGCTAGTCCAATAATTTATCATGCGCTGCGGGTCTTTGGCGTTGCGCACGATGCCTGAGAGGTGAATCTGCCCCTCAATCTCGTACTCATTGCCCACAACCCGCACGACAGGTATCCATTGACCAGCCCAATCGGACTCTTCCAGCACCTCGTACCCATTAATCTTGCACCATTTGACGACTTTTATGTCAACGGGGCGAGTTTTCTTGGGTTTGCCGAAATACGCGGTCAATTGAGCGTCTTCTGGTGTTCCAGACATGGCAGATTGACCACCAGGATACAAATTCAGCGTCTTTTTGGTGTGATCGACGTAAAAATACTCAGCGATTCGGATGGTGTCTTCCGTAATCCACTGAGTCATGGTCTGATCACCCACACCAGCCGACTGGAGAGATGTTACAGGCGATGCGTTGGGCCACCGGCGTTCATACTCCAGTTTCGTCACATCCTCTGTGATAAAGCACCACTCCGCATCCGCGCCGCAAGGGTCTTGGATCATCGGATCCATGTACACCGAGAAACTGTTGCGGATTCGCCCGATCTTGATGTCCTGATCAAACGAGGTGTCGTCGCAATACTCGGTCATCAACCGGATGTAGCCTTCACCAAACACCACTTGGTTCTGGCAGGCCGTGTCGTAGGCCACATCGGCATCACTGATGTACTCAATGTGGCGCACCAGACCATCAAAAATCTCAGCCACCTCGATGTCTGCATCGTCATTGACCGGAATCACCTTACCCGATGGGCGATTTTGTCGCTGATCGTTGGTGATTTGGTGGACGTGCTGGGGGAGTTTGTTGATAGTCAGGGTGGGACGTGCGTTGATCGTCTGGCCCTGGATTGACCCACGAACCGACAGAACATCGGCTGGCCACTGAAAACTATTGTCCGGGCTTCCCGCATAAAACCGAAAATCATCCAGTTCACTTTCCCTACTGTCGCCCCATGCGCCAATAGCCTGCTGCATTCGGGTACGGGCAAGGGACAGTATGTCCTTCTTGTCTTTGTCAGCCATGAAATTTGTTTCCCTTGCTCATGTTTTCACGCCCCGGAATCACTTGTAGATTCCACGGCACATGGAGCCCGGAAACCCGAGCACCTCTTATGGGGATTATATGGTCGACGTGGTAATCAAGCCCAATGTTTCGCAATGCGGCGCAGTATTTGAACACACATTCCATCTCAAACATATGACCATCATTGAGCCAAACAGGTGTCCTATCGACTTTCGCCTGACGGTAGTTGGATGTCCAAAGGTTGCGCTTACCCGCATTGGCGCGGGTGTATTTCAAATGGTATTCCCTTAATTTTTCAGGGTTATTCCTTTGCCATTGAGCAATCTGAGCCAGATATTTCTCAGGGTTGTTGACTTTGGTCTTATTGGAACGTGCATCAGCGCAGTCCTTACACGTCTTGTTCAGAGTGTATCTCTCAGACACATGACCATGTTTGCATGGGGTGCCAGTGAAATAGCGGGGCAAACCCTGAGCCAAGGCTTCCTGTCTGCTCACCAGTTCATTGGTCATGCACCCATCCATGAGGTAGTCATACTGTTGCCACTATACACCCGCTTCTTACCACGGTCAACCTGGGTGCGCTTACCCACAGTGAACGCGAATGTGACAGCCAGCGCATCGGCCGCATCGGGTGACGCCAGCCCCCGCGCCTTCATCTCTTTCTTGCCCTCAAGCTGGATGACCCCGGATGAAGTAGGTTTGTTCTTCACGCCTGTCAGGTCGTTTTTAAGTGCTCTATCCACAGGTATGGATGCAGTGCGCAACCAGTTTCTCATTTCTCCCCATAACTCCGCACGGCGATTCAAATACATCTTAGGGGTCTTGGACTTACTGCCGAAGTTAACCCCGCGCACCACCTTGAACCGCTGCTCGTGGAGCCTGTCCAGGATGCCGTACCCGAGTCCACCCTCGTCGATCACCACCATGTCGGGCTGGTAGTCCTCGATGGCCTCGATCACACGACCCACGATGGTCATAGTGTCTTCACCTTTATACCTCTTAATCGCAACGACATCCCTGCCCTGACGAACCACAATGACTGTGGAGTCCATGCCACCACGGGCCGGGTCAACTCCAATGATAATCGGAGCGGTCTGATCCTTGTACTTCTCCCTCTTGAACGCATCCTCGACCAATACAGGCGAAATGAACTGATCTTCACCACTCGCAGGGAATTCGCCAAAAACCTCGATTCGGGCCTGCATCGAGTCTTCACCATACTCCGCGATGATCTGGTCATAAATTGCCTTGTCTGTACCCTCTACGGTACGTGCGTCAATGATCTCGGTTTCCCAAAAGTCCCGCTTAGCGTGGAAACACTCGAAGAAGTAGCCCGTGTTACGCCGCGGGTTACTGAACGTGAAGAAGTACCTGTCCACGATGTTCTCGGTGAAGAACCCGTCAGCCACGCCCCAGATCGGGTCAGGGATACCGCTCCCCTCGTCGAAGATCACCATCATGCCGTCCATGTTGTGTGCACCAGCGTAGGCATCGGGGTTTTCTTCAGACCACAGCTTTCCCTCAGCAGCCCAGTACCGAGTGCCCTTCTTGAGTTCGCGCTCCACGATCTCGGTCAGCCATTGGGCAGGTACGAGCTTGGTCGCGCTGATCTCAAACCAGTGCGAGTTACAGATCATGGACGTCCACTTCGTCAGTTCACCCCACGTAACGGTGCGCAACTGATTCTCACTGTTAGCCGACACGATGACGGTTGAGCCTACTCGGGTGGTCAGCATCCACAACACCAACCAAGACACCAGTGCTGATTTTCCAATACCCCGACCAGATGACTTGGCAGAGCGCAGCACCTTGTACGCCTCAGCCTCCCGGTTCGCCCGGATGTGCATCCCCATTCTGCGCAGGGTGCGGCGCTGCCACTTACGCGGGCCACTGAAGTGCTCCAACGGTGTACCCTTTTGCCCCCAAGGGAATGCCCACATCACGAACGACTCGGGGTCATCGGCAATCTGGGGTGACCACAGGCTGGTCATCATCGCCTCCTCATCCGCTGGGGAATAAATCGGCTTCTGCATCAGTCCACATCCTTTGAGTCCACGTCAATAATACCAAGCTCCTCGTCCGAGGGCTTGCTGAGCATTCGAGAGTTACCAGCAGTCAGTGCAGCCATAACCGATATACCCATTGTTACATCGGCCGTCACCTTGTCGCCATACCGTCCTGAGTTGTACTTGGATACTTTCCACTTGCCGTGGTTCATGAACATCTTGGCTCCCTCCATGTCGATCAGGCCCGTGGCGGCTTTCTCCATAACCTCGTCCATCTGACCGACTGTTACTTCGGCTGATGAACATTGTGCCTCCTCATATTGCCTCAATCGGTCTGGGTCTTTGCGTAACCATCGGTTAAAAGTACCCACCGAGATGTTGTGCGCTCTGGGGTCTTCACGCAGGATCTTGGTCAACGCCTCACCGTTGGCGATCCTGTCCAGCACCCACGGCAGCATGGCCTCGTAGGTCTGATGCTCGATCAGGAGCGTGTTGGTCGTTCTGATGGGCTGATCAGGCGGCGTGGGGACGGGGATGGGCAGTTCACCAGTGGCTATGAAGTGCGGCCTTAACCACTTGGGGATGTGGTGGAGATTGGGGTCGTAGTCAGGGGATGCAGGACTCCACGGGGGAATCCCTTCATATTGTTGGCTGGGCGAAGTAAGAGGCAACCCCATCGCTTCAGCAATCTGACGCTTGGCTGACATGGTGGTCGTGGTGGGGATCGGCTCAATACCGCCTGTGTCGTTCGATTGAATGGACATAGTGCACGGATTATGCACCAGCGGGGTGGGGATGGGCAAGTGGGCATGCGTTACGGCAGCAGATGTGTCAATGAAACAAGGAAAATAGAAAAATTTTAAAAATGAAAAATTGGACTCGGGGGCTGCCTGAGCCACCACTGAAACAGAAATGACCTCTGCCCCCAGGGTGGGGTGGCACCCAGGATCTCCCTGGGCCAGCGCACCATCAGGCCAGCCATGTGTCAATGAGCCATGCGCCACGCCAGCGCAATGGCTCAGGGATGCGCCAGTCCAGCAGGTCAGCAGGTCATGCACCAATGACACAAGCCCCAAAAGCCCATGAAAACCCACCTGCGACAGGTGTGACAGGTTTTAGTCTCAATGACTCAGGATTGACCCGTTGAGACTTATGTGCTTTACATTGCATAGTGAACTGCGACAGTTGTGACAGGGGAACTTAAACACATTTCGAGGTCATCATCTTCTATGTATTTACTTCATAAACCCCACGAATCCGTACCTCATTGACACATAGATAAATAAATACATCCTTTTTGATTCGCCCATACATATGACCCCCCTGTTTTTCTGGCACAACTGTCGCAGTCCACTATGCACCGTAAAGCAGGTACTCATTGATACAATGCTTTGCTTTCCTTTTTTATTGTGTTATACTGAACCATCAACAACCTCGAAGGAATGACCATGAACCTTGCTGAACAACGCGACTACTTGGAAGAACACGACAAATCCGCTTGGCGCACAGTCATTTACGAGAGTGCGCACATGAGCATTGATGAACAACGCGCAGCGCTTAACGCTGCCGTGGCAAAGGTCGCACTCGCACAGCATGAGGCGGCGAAGGCTGTCCAAGCCACCAATGATGCCAAGGCTTTCGAAGCATCCCTGATGCGTGCAGCGAAGCAAGTCGGCATCAAGCCACAACTGCAATCGAAGGAAGCTGTATTGAACGATCTGTGCGCACAATTAGGCGACGACTACTCCTGGGACAAGGTAACGCGGTCAGTTGACGGATACCCGCTCTATCGTCTGAACCGTGGTGCGGAATGGCCATTGGGTTCGTTGCGCCGTTCATACCCTCAATTCCTGAAGGCGTTGCAGCAATTCGCTGTGACTAAGGGTTTATCCTAGGTCTAACCCATTGACACGTCTTGTTTCATTGATACAATAGAGCACATCAACAACCCGTAACTGTAAGGAAATATCATGCGCTACCTTCAAACCTCAAACACCCGCCCAGACGGCACCCGTGATTCTTTCCAAACAATCGCATTGGAAAGCAAAGATGCACCGATGCCACATCACAAACTAGGGTTGTTCTGGACTGCTACAGGGTACGGCTCACGTATCCCTACCACAGAGATGGTTAAATTCAACGGTAAATGGCGCCGTGTGTACTGCCGTGTGTATTCGAACATCGGCACTTGCTACATCGGCAAGATTACCGATGGTTTGATCATTCAGTAACCCAGACTATGCGCATCCATCGTGCGCATATTCGGGGCTATTCCCAGCTTCGGTAACGTAACTGTAAGGACAATCTATCATGGCAACCGACCGTATCACAATCAAACACCTGAAAGCCCTTTGCGACCGTTTAAACAAAGTCACTGGTTCACCCCTTGACTACTCGCACAGGGATGAGAATGATCAATTCGTGGCACATGTGGGCCATTTCCACATCTCGCAGGCCTATAGGGGCTATTGCCTACATCGTCTGTCGAATACCTCTGGTGGCGTGTCTACCCCGCTCAGTGGTGGGCATGGTCCTGCTCGACCCCTCTACGATCAGATGCGCGCCCTGTTGACCGGGTATGAGATGGCTAAGGGGGTTTGATCATGAATGAAACCCTAATCGATGTGTGCTTTGCCGTAGTGGTCGGTCTACTGCTGGCCATTGCAGCATTGGACTACTTCGACGTGTTAGTAAAGTAAAAGGAGTAACTGAAATGAATAAGCGCTATGAAATATCCTATGCTTACCCCTCATCACCTCACGCCATAACCTGCGGTGCAGCCAATAGTGGGTGTTTTGTCCTAGAAGTTGATGGTCTACTTATCCATAGACCTTTCGCCAGCGTGCGCGATGCATTGGATACTGTCTTACCCGGATACACCTCTACTTATTTCAGCTTGGACAATTGGAATCATCCCATGAACCCGCACTACACTCCAAAGGAGAATCAATAATGAACCCGATTAAACAAAAAGCCACCCTTCACAAGGCAGCCACTAAGGTCAACCCCACACGCACCCTTGGCGCATGGTGGACACCCAGCGCTAACCCCAGCGTGGCAGGCCCACCAGTCGCTATCCCCATCGAACCCTACGACGGTAAAGAACTGCGCCCGTTTGAAGGGCGACGTGGGGCTATGGATGCGTTCAAGCTGCCATCAGGGGGTCGGCCAGTATGAGTGCTCTAATCGCGCTTTTTGTCGCACTATTCCTTGCTTGGGCACTATCGATATGACAAACCCTATCCAAATCCTAAAGACCCGTCTGGGCTTGTCTGACGTGGCCCTGGCCGCGTATCTAGGCGTACCCCGCACCACCGCCATTAACTGGTCGAATGGGAAGCGCAAGCCCCCTGCTGTTGCCCATCGTTTGATTGAGGTGTTGCGTGTCATCGAGGTGATGGCACCCGATGTGCATGGGCACCTGTTGCCCCAATCCAAAGGAAAATGATATGAATACTAACGAATATACTGCCCACCTTTTGGAAAAAATCAATTTGGCGGGGGAAGATATTGATCGCTTTCACTGGCTCCTCGACAACGCCACACTGACGACAACCCTGCGTCAAGGTGTCAAGGTCTGGAGCTTAGAAGTAGTGGGGGACTATCCCCATGATGCGGGTATGCAGGATGTGCGCGACATGCTAGACATTCTCAGATCAGCGTAACAAAGGGGCTTTAAGCCCCTTTTCTCATTGTCCCTTCGCCGCCTTTTTCGCAGCCATCTTGGCTAAGTACGCTTCAGCCCTGCGCCTGAAGTCAGCTTCCCGGCGTACCCTCACATCGGCCACTTCCTGCCTCTCCTTCGCCCATTTGACGCGGATCTGAGGGTTAACGGCCCAGCGTGCAATGTGCCTTGCCTCTTGTGCACCATCGTCCAATCGAGCAGTCCAGCCCCCTACCTCCAATGGATACATTGCATTGATGACCATTCGGTCGATGGTGTGGGGTGAGGTAGTCTCTTCGGGCAGTTGACGCCGTGCTGCCCGTTTGATCTCCGAGAGGGTCAATTCGTCCTTATCCGAGTGAAACAACACCCACTCATACAGCCATTTGGCCAGTGGGGACATTCCGCCAATCTCGACCAGTGCGTACCGCAGTGACGGGATGATGTAGGTCTGCATCATCTCGATCGTTTTGCTCATCGTGTCGCCGGATACCACTGTGCTGAAGGGGTTTTCGATAACGTGGAGGATCAACGCAAGTCGCCCACAAACCCCGTCCATCTTACCGAGAGCGGTCATGAACTCATCACAATCGCCCACTAAACGCTCGTCCTTGTTCTCCTGGATCGTCCAGCTTTGGTACTGTCGAAACAGCTTGAAGGCCTCGGGCGAGAGGGTATAGGTCATTGGCGGCAGTGCCTGGATAACCCGTATAGTCTGCTCCCACTGGCGTGCATTGGTGAGGTACTCGGGGATCGGCTGGCTCATCTCCGGGGCCACGTTGGGCACAATGGCGAACAAAAACCGTTGGAGCAGACCATCCTTGGCGAGGTCGTTGACAGCACCTTTGAACACCTTGGGTTGGATATTGCCCACGATGGACACAGCAAAGTTATCCACAACTGTGTGCTTGGTGCCAACTCGGTCTACCTGATAGCGGTCACAGTCGTATGACTTCACCCAGGCGCTGCGGTTCTCACTGGAGTGCTTATCCATCATGGCACGCATCCAGTTCGCCAACTCGTCCATCTCAGCTAAAAGCCCGTGGGGACGATGGGCACACATGTAGACAAGCTCTTGACTCGTCACATCGTTGATCACCATGCGCAAGGGCACCGGGGGCGGTGGTAGGACACTGGCCTCGGGTGCCACAGCGCCGGGTAAGAGCGCTTCAGGGGAGTCTGCGAACTTGGCACGGGCTTTGACCTTGCCAGCGTGCACCATCTCGACAAACTCCCAGTCCCCTCGTGCCTTGGCGAACCGCGGCGCATCGTCAGCCTCGATCTGCCGTAGCACCTTGAGCATGGGGCGCATACTGGGGGTTTTCTTACTCGATGGCTCCCCGATCGTCATCAACCACAACACTGGCGGCACCTCGTAGTCGTCCATCAGGCGCAGCCGTGAGCGTGCATCGATGGCCCCACAGACCGCGCCCAAACCAGCCCACAGCGCGATCAGTTCATTGCCCCCCACGCTACGGGCTACCTCTTCAGCGCGGCGGGCCAAGACCGGGGGGAGTAGTGTGAAGTCCAGCCAGGGTGTAAGGGGTGACATGCCCTCCAGCACTGCACTGGGGGATGCCAACTCAACGTTGGCGAACAGTTGGGACGCATCGAGTGGTGGGCGAGTCCAGCCAGCATCAGATGCCAGCTTGAACAGGGTGCCGAGTCGGATGCTGCTGGACTTATTGGACTTGAAGCTGTGCCACTGCTGCGCCACTTCACGGTCACCGGGCCACTTACTTGAGGTCATCGACCACTTGTTCCAAACCAGGAACCCTTCATCGAGTTGGCCCTTCTCACTGGCGTAGTGGTGCAGGGCCATGCCGACTTGAATCCAGTGCTCCCTTGAGCAGCTCGCATCAATAAAGTCTAGAGCGGTTTGGATCTCGTCCCAGGTACTACTGATTGGAGTGTCTGTAGGCTGCTCCTGGTTATCCTCAATGATGGACTGCCACAGCTTGAACACCTCGGCAGGAAGGGGAGGTAGACGTTGCCAATGGCCCTTACCCGCCCATCTATAAGGCTGGCCTGTGGAGACATGTATGGTCGGGGGCAAGATATCTTGCAGAGTAAGCCCATTGGAAGTAGCACATCGCAGTTCATAGACCGTAGTTCCCCCTATTTGTATCTTCTTACTCGGCATCGTCAGGCCAAACGGCATCGCGTAAAGTAGCTTCCCGTGCCCTTGGCGCCCGCTGTCGATGACCACAGCATCCGGGGCATCGTACAGTTTCAGTAGGTCGATACCGTCCTCTGCCAACGAGGTGACTGCCAATTCCCAATCATCTATGTCCAGTGCCATCGTGCCACTGTAAGCATGTGCAAGCCCGATGCCGTACCCTGGTGGCAGATCGGCTTGGGACTTGAGAGCGTTACCTCGCTGGTTCCATCCTGGTTGTCGTGGCCCCTTGGTGCCGGGTGGGATCGGTACGAGTGAGAAGCCATGACGTATGTACGCATCAATGGAGGCGGGGTGTTGATGCACGGATTGACCCTGTTGTGCGAATGGTTGCGCAAGTGGTTGAGGTGTCATACACTGTCCCTGCCCTTAGCGTTTTGGGCAAACTCCTGGTTGGTATTCACCCCGGACTCGCAAGGGTTCGGGGTTTCTTTCATTAAGTCCCGCAAGGTCTGAGCATAAGACTCTAGAGCACGGATACGTTGCTCGTATTGGGCCATGACCTTCTTAGTGTGATCCCATGCCGCACAGAGTTCTCTGTCAAGCTCTTGGTTCTCAAGATCAAGGTCGGCGATGATTCGGCGCAAGTTGTCAGTGGGAGTGTTCACCAGTTTGGGGATGCTTTTATCATTACTCTGATACTTCCGCCTGATGCTGGACTGCAAGACCTTCATAAGATTTCTCCAAAATTTATTTACGTTGTTGTGCAGTGTACACGAAATGTATGCTACACTTGCGGCAAACGAGGAAAGAAATTATGGCACTCAAACCCAAGACGAAGAATTTAGTAATTAGGGTCGATCCACAGACCCACAAAGCGTTCCATGTCAAAGCTCGTACTTACGGCACCGTAAGCGAGGTTTACAGAGAACTGGTCAATGCGTTCATCGAAGGGCGTTTGACTATTACCCCTCCCAGTAACCGTAAAGAAAGTTTGTACCAATCATGAACGAATCTACCATCTCCATCATCGCTGAAGCCGTCCTCGCCAACACCAGAGTCTTGGAGAAGCTGATCGACAGCTTACCAGTCGAAGTGAAGCAGGCTGTGGAGGCAAAGGTCACCACCCCAAAGGCTCACCCAGCCCCTGCAACCACTCAACCAGTATTTGCCGAGCCTGCACCTACCCCGGTTGCACCCGTAGCGGTAGCCCCGGCTCCTGTTACAGTTCCTGTAGCACCAATCCAAGTGTCTGCTCCAGCGATGCCAGCCCCACCTACGTTCGTTGCCCCTGCGCCAGCGGCACCTGCGCCTCAAGCTGCCCCGTTTAGCGACAGCAAGGGTCTGATCTCCTACGTCATGGATGCGTACCAGAAAATGGGGCCAGATAAAGGCGCTGGCATCCAGGGCGTGCTGACCAGCATCGGTGTTGCCAACATCAACGATGTGCCTGCCGACAAGTACCACGCCTTGTGGGTCGGTGTTGAGGCTCTGAAGGGCTGATCATGGACAAGTTTCCCTGGTACATCTGCTGGTTTGCTCCACGCAAAATTGTCATGGTGTGGGACAGATTCGATGACAACCGCGTCACGAGAGCCATCCGGTTCAATGGTAAGTGGTATGTAGACAATTGCGGATCATTGGGTTTGCTTCTGGACGGTGGTGGAATTAGTGGGTGCAAATCCTTCACCAAGTGGGAGGCTTTGTGAGTGACCACGCCAAACTGTCCCCAAGTTCCAGGCACCGTTGGATGCGGTGCCCCGGCTCCGTGCGTGAGGAAGCCAAGTACCCCGACAACAGTGGCCCCGCTGCCATTGACGGGACACACAGCCACACGCTGCTTGAGCACTGTATCAAGGATAATCTCGGTGACCCAACGGCAATGGTGGGGGTGCGACTCAAAGACCATGAAGGTGAGTTTGTGATCGACGCTGCCCGTGCCCAACGGGTCAAGGTGGCGATTGATTACATCAAGGCTCAGCTTAACGCGGTGCTATTCATTCGTCAAGAAAGAATCAAAGCCGAATGCCGAGTCGAACCCTCCTACCTGATTGGGCGTAACGACATGGGCGGCACAGTGGATGTGCAAATCCTTGATATTGACACCCTTGAAGTGATCGACTACAAGGATGGCATGGGTGAGGTTGCCGCCGAGGGTAACCCCCAACTCGAACAGTACGCCTTGGGTGTGCTGGCCGGGTATAAGTTGCCCATCAACGCGGTCTACCCGTTCAAGTGGGTTAAGATGACTATCATCCAGCCCAAACTGGCGCTCAAGGGTCTTCCTGCTATCAGCAGCCATACACTCAGTGTCGCGGACATACTCGGTATGATCCCCCGCTTCGTGAGTGAGGCTGCTGCGACTGACGCACCAGACGCTCCCCTGCGTCCAGGTGATATTCAGTGTAAGTTTTGTAAGGCTAAGGGTGGATGCTCTGCCCTGGCAAGTAACGTAATGAAGGAGGTTGGTATGTTGTTCCAACCAGTCGGTACACCTCGGGAAGTACCCGCATCCGATGGTGCCGTTGCATCATTTGATATTCAGTTCGAGATCGCCCAACAATCGGCGAACAAAGACCCGAACACCATGTCGGACGACCAGATCCGCGAGATCATGGAAGCAGCGCCTCTCATGCGCCAGCTTCTGGACGCCGTGGATGAGGAAGCCCTGCGTCGCCTGAAGGCTGGCAAGACCATCCCTGGACTGAAGGTTGTGCATGGTCGTGGCTCCAAGGCCTGGGCGCTGCCTGAAGACGAGATGGCTGACAAACTGCGCAAGATGGGCATTCCCAAGGAAGCGGTTTATGTGACCAAACTCGTCAGTCCTGCTCAAGCTGTGAAGCTGACCTGGACGAAACGTGACGGCACAATGAAGCAGTTGTCCGAGCGTCAGATCAAGACGATGGACACCGAATACATCACGAAGTTGGCGGGTAAGCTGACCGTGGTTCCCGAGTCCGATTCACGGCCCGCCGTGACTCTGGATGCATCGCCTCTTTTTGAAGCGGTGCCTGCACCCGTAGCGCCGATGGCGTTGCCTTCTTGGTTGGTCTGAGGTGCATCATGGCTATGACCGAAGAGGAAAGGAAAGAGAGGAAGCGGCAACAGAAAGCCGCTTATAGGGATCGGAACCGTGAGAAGATTAACGCCATCGCACTAGCCAAGTATCACGCCAATCCGGAAAGACAGGCAGCATCTACTAAAAGATACAGTGAGCGTAAGCGCAGAGAAAAAGGTATCCCACCTCGCAAAGTGGGGAGAGATATTGAAAAGGCCAGAGAGCGATGCAGGCTCTACATGGAAAGAAAACGGCGTGAGGCGGGTGTTCCTATAAAAGGAGGTAAGTCTGAAGAAGAGGTTAAGAAGCGGCGCGACGAGTTGCGGGAAATCAGGAGACTTAACAATCCAGATAATTTTCGTGATTACAACAGAGCGCATATGACCAAATCACGACTTGCCAAAACGATAGGTGTACCCATTGCAGACGTTCCGGAAAAACTACTAGAAGTGCAGTTAATGGTAAATGAAGTTAAACGTAAAGTAAAGGAATTGAAATCATGAAAACACTCGACAACATCAAGCAAGATATGAGCACTCTCTATGAGGCGCTTTTAGCAGGCACCATTGATCTCAAGGTGGCGTCAGAGCTTGCAAACATTTCGGGAAAGTTCCTGAAAGCAGAACAACTTCAACTGGCCCGTGAAGTGTTCTTGGACAACAAGGCCGGTCAAAAACTTCTCACTAAGTAAGGGTAGTAATCATGTCAAACGAAATCATCTTCCTCTCTGATGTCCGCATCAGCTTCCCCAACATCGCTACACCCCAGGTCAAGCAGGTTACCGATGAGCGTACTGGTCAAGTCAAAACACGTACCTCCTATAACGCTGAGTTCCTGATGCCGATGGATCACCCTGGCTTCGCTCAGTTCTTCAAACAGTACCAAGCCCTGGCGACTGCGAAGTGGGCCGAGAATGCCGCTGTGGTCATGCAGCGCATCCAGTCAGATCGTAAGGCTCGATGCTTTGGTCAGGGTGAAGAAAAGGTCAACAGTAAAACATTCAAGCCTTACGAAGGGTATCCCGGAATGGTCTACCTGACAGCAGGTCGCGACACCATGCCGCAGATCATCAAGCCTGACGGCTCACCAGTCGATCCATCCAACACGATGGAGGCTCAGGCACTGGCCCGGAAGATTTACGGTGGGTGCCGTGTCAATGCCGCTGTGAGGCCTTGGGTACAGGATAACCCGTTTGGTCGCGGTATACGACTTGACATCATCGCAATTCAGTTCCTGCGTGATGACACTGCGTTCGGCGAAGGTGCTGCTGACGCCTCTGGTCTGTTCGGCGCTGTGAGTTCCGCACCCTCGGTGCCTGGGTTCATGGCTGCACCGGCACCTCAG